TGCCGTCAATATTGACACTGCCCCTATAGTCGGGTCGCTTATCATTGTCACCCTTGTCATTCTTTGAAATAATGAAAGTGTTGGTGTTGTCATAAGCCATTTTTATTGCTCCAAAAGTTTTGAGACAATATCTTCGATCTCTATGTTGAACAGGAGGATTTCTGTTTCTAAAAAAGTAATACGGTCCTGATCACGCTTGAGACGAAATCGCTTTAGCTGCAGTTCGTCGGGCATGCGTGGGTCATACAAGGTCAGGTCGCACCACTGACGACCTGTGACCGCCATCTGGAACTGGCACTGATCAACATGATCATCGGGCACCTTGCGCTTGTAAATCGTTCGCAGGTGATTAACCGATTCCATACACTTAAATTCAACCAGCCCATCGTCCCCCACTAAGCCGTCAGGCGAGGCTCCAGCGCATTCAATTGATGGGTGCTTAATAAAACCTACTTTAGCAACCTCAACGTCGTAGCGAGTCTCATAGAACTTGCGGGCATCCTCTTCCTGATCGATGCCCCACTGCATTGCAGCCGTGGCCTTGAATTCTGCTGGCACGCCGGTAATGCGCTCGCGCACCAGCTGCCATTTATAGGCATCACGGCCGGCCAAATAAGACCCAGCCTTGGTCTTACCTACAACGTCCTTAACTTTGGACGCGGTGATCAGGCCCAGCCGGTCAATTAGCCACTGGTCGGTGCGCTGCAATTCAATAATGGGTTCAGAGGAAATCATCTTGCGTCGCCCCCTTGGCCTTTTTTAATTTACTGGCAATAACATCAGGCGCCTCTTTGCCGGGCTTGCTGGCAGCATTGGCGTCGTCATCCTCGTCAGCAGCGATACACAAAAGCGCTGAGATCTGGTAACGACGACCGTAAGTCGTGGCGCTGCCATACCCTTGGGCATCCATCTTGGTGGCCGGGAAGAAGGCTGGGGCAACCTCCAGCCACTGCCCTGACGAGTGGACAAGTCGCGCACCTATGGCCACCCCACCCTCTGCCGTCTCAATCACCTGCAGGATGGCCAGCCCGGCATCGCAGAGCGGCCCCTCTGTTGCGTCATTGATTGCAGACAGGTCGGCAAAACGGTTTTTAAAGTGCGGGTTAAAGTTGTTCTTAATAACTGGCTTGAACTTCTTCTTGGCTATGATAAGGGCCCCAAAAATCTTATCTGTTTCTGTTGACGTATAGATCATTATGTTGTTCTTTCCTAATCTAATAAAACAAAAAAAAGCCGAGTACAAGCAAAACACTTGAAACGACTGCTATAACAATAAACTTCTTGTTGCGTGCCCTTCGCAGGCGAACAAAATTGTGACAGCTGTAGACAATCATGATTAAGACTCCAGTGTGGTTGTGATGTAAAGCGTGGTGTGTTTAACCAGATTAGTCAGCTGTGGGCTGCCCCGGTTCTTGGCCATGAGAGACAGCAGCTCGACAAATGCTTCTTCTGGCATATCATCAAAATAATCCGACCGCAGCATATCGTCCTGCCAATCATCTGGGCCCCACAGATCGCAATCTAAGGAGCCTGTTTCCCACGTATGCCAGACATCCCATATGTCGGCCTGTCTGTCTATTAACATCTCATCTCCATGCCACCACTGCGTGGGGTCTGGGTTGTAATATGGATTGGTCACTTAACGCTCGTTAATGTGGAATTTTAAAAAAAAGACCTGCCTCGAAACTACCTGCGTTTATGTATCCAACATATGGGCCGCCATCAGTGAGTATCACGTCACCGTCTTTAAACTCGATCTCTAAGTCGGCAATGATTTTGTGGTGCCCATACCAGTGGTAAAGTCGTAAGGCCTCAAGCACCTTTGCCAAACCCTCAGCCTCGTAAAGCTCTATTAATTCACCAGCCTCTTGGGGGTCAACTTCAATGACAACTTCGTATGCCATTTTTTAACTCCTGAGCGTTCATTTACGAACAACAGTGCACAAAACAAATACTACATTAAAAATGACAATATATAAACAGTTGATATAAAGATATACGTTTTTTACGAAAAATAACATGAACATTTTCAATTAATTAATCGATGTCGGCTTGATCCAGATGACAATCTGGCACCACAAAACGCGCATGTTCTGAGCTACATCGCCATTAAGATCACTTGTCACGTCGTTCATGACATTATAGGTGCCCGTTGTATAGCCACGCTTGATAATACCTATGTTTGTTATACCGTTGTCACCACAGTAAACGACTAGTGAACCAAGACATGCTTCAGGTCTGATTTTGTTTGCGCCCACCACAAGCATCCAACCGTCGTGCTTGCGGCCGTTTCTGATCTGCAACGCGAATGAATTCGAAGGTGTATCGTAGGGTGCTTTAAATTTGTCAGCTGCCTCAATATCTATCTGCACGAGCTCATTGCGTTCGTCAAGGAACATCGTCACAGGGACTTGTCGTACCTCGTCTTCAATGGGAGCGCCAGCACGTTTAAAAATCTCAATTGTGGTGACACCTAAGATATCAGCAAGCTTGACCGCGTCTTTGTTATGAATGGCGCGAATGCCACGCAACATCAGACTAACAGTCGATGGGTTGATTTCCAATAACTTAGCCAAGCCACGAACCGTAAGTTCCTTTTCTTCGAGCTTAGTCTTGAACCATTGAACATCTAAATTAGGGTTTTGTTTATTCAATGAAGGCATGACAACCTTTGTTTTATGTGCAAGAAAATCACACAATACTTTATATGTTCATAATATGCAAACTGTTTAGATTTATGTAATTATGTTTGCTGTTGATCTTCATCTATACAGTTGCTACAATTAATACGTTCATTCCCATAAACGAGCAAAAAAAACCTTAATCATTATGTGCGCCGCTGGGGCAATCGGTCCTAATAAAACGGAGTTGAAATGACAAGATTAACTTTACATAAAAGCCTTAAAACTATGCAAGAGCAGTGGGGAATAAGAATCATATTAAATGCCGAGGCAAGAAGGTATCAGTGATGCATTACTTCCCCTTTCACATTAACGACTTTAGGGCTGGCACGAGAGGCTTGAATCTTCTTGAAAGGGGCGTCTATGTTGAACTTTTACAGTGCTATTACGACACCGAAAAACCCCTACCTAAGTGTGTCGAAGCCATCTACTTTATGTTGGGCGCACACTCTGATCAGGAAAAAGAGATCGTGCAAAAAATACTTACATTAAAATTTAAGAAAAGTAGAAGTGGGTATGTGAACGCTCGCACAACTCGCGAACTTTCAAAATTTAAGGAATTGAAATCGTCAAGTAAGGCTGGTGGCATCAAGAGTGGAATAGTGCGCAGAGCCAAAGCTGATATGGCTTTAGCACTTGAAAAAAAATTAAAGGGTACTTCAAGTACTGATCAAGACCCCTTGAACCAATCAGTAACCAAGAACCAAGAACCATTAACTAATAAAAAGACATCAGCGAAACCCAAGTGCGATGAGTGCCCAATGTTTAATGAGCTTTGGGACACATTCAGTGACAAGCGAGGCAAGATGGATGCGATGAAGGCTTGGGCAAAGCTCAAGCCTGACCGATTGCTTGCAGACAGAATCATTGAGGGTGCTCGCCATTACGTAAAGACACGTAGCCTTGAAACCCAATACTGGAAACAGCTCAGTGGATGGCTCAATGGCCAACGTTGGCTAGACAGTCATGACGATACTGTTGCCACAAGATCAACTGACAGGTTCGCTGGTGCGATATGAGAGGCACTCTATCGATCGTTCAAGCCAGGAGGATGAACACCCAGCTGTCAAACGTTTGGGTTTTCTTAACTGAGTGCCCGCAGCCAGACATCTACACCTTATTAAACGACCCAGACATGTGCCTACTGAACGGTTTCATGCCAGAGGTTCACATATATTCAACCGACAACCTACGGACTCTTGACCTTCGTTGCTTAACAGGTCTGATCGTCCACTTGGTTGGGGTTGACCCAACCAAGTTGGCCGTTGCTGCCAAGCAAATCAATCGTTTCAAGCCACACTCGATCTACGCATGCAACGGACGTGAGCTGATTGAGCACCACACAGAGATTGAAAATGATTAACTTAAGAACATTCAACGAGCAGGATTTCGAGCGTTACATGCGTGAGTCTGAGCCCATCGTGAAGGTTCTACCACCGCGTGCTTGGACCGATGAGATTGCATACATTTTAAAGAACGGGGTGACGCTCTCAGGGGCCACAATGCCTTGGCAAAAGACCCACAACTTAATTAGGTTTAGGCCTTGTGAGGTAACCCTATGGCAAGGTATTAGTGGTCACGGCAAGAGCTTGATGCTAGGCCAGGTGATTGCCGGCTTCATGAACCAAAATGAGCCTGCCTGCATAGCCTCGTTTGAGATGAAGCCGGCGATGACATATCTACGCATGTTAAGACAGGTAGCTGGGTGTGAGCGGCCCTCAATAGCATTTAACGAGCGATTGCTCGACTGGTTAGATCAAGACCGTATGTGGATCTATGACCACCAAGGGTCAGTCGCACCAGAACAGGTGTTCGCAGCGATTAGGTACAGCGCTCACGAACTAAAGGTCAAGCATTTCGTTGTAGATAACATCATGAAATGCGTTAGAAACGAAGACGACTATTCAGGCCAGAAGATGTTTGTAGACAGAGTCTGTGCTTTGGCACGCGAGAACTCGATTCACATTCACTTAGTGCATCACGTTAGAAAAGGCCAAAACGAGTACGACATCCCGGGCAAGTTCGATGCCCGGGGTTCAGGCACCATCGTTGACCAAGTTGATCAGGTAATGACTGTTTGGAGAAACAAACAAAAGTCAGACATCTTGGCAAAAGAACCAGAGAACGAAAAATTCAAGAACGAACCCGACGCTGCCTTAGTTGTGGCCAAGAACCGGCACGGCGACTGGGAGGGCAAGATATCGCTTTGGTTCCACAAAGATTCATTGCAATACACACCAGACAACAGATGCCTACCACTCACGCTGATCAGAGAGCTTGCATGAAAAGGCCCGACCAAATAAACCAGCTGTTCGTTTAAAAAAAAGAGGAGCAAGGCGATGTGTAAATCATGCAATACGCAGTCAAGGGACTACGACTGGCGCGGATGCATTAACTGCGCCGTGAGAGTAGTCAGGATGGCAAAAAAGACTCACGAGAAACAGCGCATGCTCGATTTCGTAGGCCAGTGGCACGATAAGGCCAAGGTCTTGAGCCGGGTCGCGGGGGCGAAATGATGACACCAGGTTTGGACTCAAAAAAAATGAGACATGGTATGGAAATGGGGGTTGATGGGCAGGGAGGCAGTCGAGACGCCCGACCCAGATCGCCATTGACTGGCGCCTTGACCCCAAATGGTAGACCAAAGGGTGTCCCAAACAAGATCACCCGGAACTTTAAGGCAGCAGCTGAAGAGGCGTTTGAAAAGGGGGGGGGCGTCGCATTCTTAGTCAAGATGATGCACGGCACAGCAAGCGATAGAGCAGCCGTACTGGGCCTATTTGGACGACTGATACCCCATCAAATGATCGGTCAAGTCGACCACAAGGTGAAGGTCGAGCTGTCGTGGCTAGGTGGCCGCACTATCGGCAAGACGTCGATAGATATGCAATCTCCCGCAGGAGGCAGCCAGTGTCATATAGATCATGATGTTATGGACGTTGAGGCCATCGATGTGGACGCTGAGAGACTGGCGAGAGACCCTTGACGACACAGGGTCCAACGGGGGCAAGGCGTGCCCCCCCGCGCTACCACCCCCCGCCCCCATCCGGTCGAGGGCCGGGGTCGTCTCTGTCGTTGGGAACCCTCCCATCGAAAATTCCCCAATCAACTCCATTTAACCGCCTTGCTCGCGCCATTTAACTTCCATATTGCCGCCATTTGACCTCTACAGCCCATATATTTAGGCGTCTTCGCCACCTAACCACCACATCGTCGCCAGTTTGTCGCCACATCCGCCATTAAACCGCCACATACACTCTTATTCACACTTAACTAGTATTTTTTTAAAGGTGGTGCTATGACAATGTCTCTCTCCGAGTACGTCCCCCGTGACTGCTTTGTCCCCCTTCACAAGCGCAGCAAAAGGTGGGCGGTGATTGTGGCTCATCGCCGGGCGGGTAAGACGGTGTCTGTGTGTGCTGACTTAGTGATCGGCGCTTTGGAGACAGCCTTACCACGGCCTCAATTTGCTTACTTGGCCCCATTACGGGAACAGGCCAAGAAAACTGCGTGGCAGTACCTTAAAGACTTAACTAAGCCCCACTGGGCCAAGAAGCCTAATGAGGCCGAGCTCAAGATCGAGATTGACAACGCTCACGGTGGCACGTCCATTATTTACGTCGGTGGTGCTGACAACCCAGACTCCCTGCGCGGTCTTTACTTTGACGGCATCGCGCTTGATGAGGCGGGTGACATGAGACCCAGCACCTGGTACTCGGTGCTCAGGCCTGCCCTGTCTGACCGCCAAGGCTGGGCTATTTTTATGGGCACGCCCAAGGGCCGCAACATGTTCTGGTCGCTGCGAGAAGAGGCCCGGATGAACCCTGGCACGCACCTGCTGCTTGAGTTACCGGCCAGCGTGACGCACATATTGCCCGAGGAGGAGTTAAGAGATGCCCGGGCTCAGATGACGCCCGAGACTTATGCAATTGAGTACGAGTGTAGTTTTGACGCATCAATTCCCGGGTCTTATTTTGCCCGCGAAATTGGTGAAATATACGGCAAGGGTCAGATCGGTACGGGGGCAATATTTCATCGTGACCCAGCCTTCCCTGTCTTCGTGGCGGGCGACTTAGGTTTCACTGACAGCTGCGCTTGGTGGGTCTGGCAAAAGGCATCTGGTGGCATCAGGATCTTGGATTATTACGAGGAGAACTCGCAACCGATCTCGCACTACATCGAGTGGATTAAGAGGCTGGGCAACGTAGAGACGGTCTATCTGCCTCACGACGCTCGGGCAAAGAGCTTGCAGACAGGACGCTCTATTGTCGAGGTTTTTTTAAGTAACGGGATCGTGCCAGAGATTGTCCCCAAGATGAAATTTGCCGACGGGGTCGAGGCCGTGCGTCAGGTGATCCGTGGCTGCTGGTTTGATGAAGAGCGGGTGTATGCCGGGTTAGAGCACCTGCGGGCTTATTGTCGTGAGTGGGATGAGAAGGCGGGCACCTTTAGGGACCGTCCCAGCCACGACGCGCACAGCCACGGTGCTGACGCCTTTAGGTATTTGGCACTGTCCTGTGGCGAGTTCAACACGTCCATTTTGTTGACAGAAAGCGCAACTGATGCTAAAAACACAACACTTTACAGCTTCTCGCTGGAAGATCTGTGGGCGACTCAATCGCCCGCCTCGCGTAGGATATGAGATGAGCTCAGGCACGATAGATGGCGTTGAAGACTTGGGCACAGGCAAGGGCGCATCCGCCGCCCTCTGGTCGAGTGAGATCAAGGCCTCGCAAACATTTTTAGAGAAGTTCCATAGGTCAGCGACCAAGATTAATCGGCGCTACCTAGACAAGAGGGATGCTGGCCAACAGAGTGAGTTTAGGGTCAATTTATTTTGGTCAACCATTCAAGTCGTGATGAGCTTGCTCTATGCCCAGCCCCCCAAGGCTGACGTCAAGCGCTTATATGACGATTATTCAGACCAGCCCAGCCGAGTGGCCAGTGAGATTCTGGAGCGTATCTTAAATAACGACCTGCAGTCGGATCACGGCAGCTCTAGCGCCTCGATCAGATATGCAATTCAAGACTGGGTAACGATTGGCTTGGGTCAGATATGGGCCCGATACGATTTGCAGACCGCAGTAGATGACGCCCCCCCAGGTATAGACCCAATGACAGGTGAGCCCATAGAGGCCGAGCCGGTTGAGCGCATCGTCTCTGAAGATGCATTAATTGAGTACGTTCATTGGCAAGATTTTTTATATTCGCCAGCCCGAATCTGGGAAGAAGTGCGCTGGGTGGCACGCCGTGCCTACCTGACAAAAGAGAAGTTGATATCACGCTTTGGTGAAGAGGTGGCGGGTAAGGTGCCAATGACAGGGAACCAGACAAAGGACCCTAAAGAGGCTCAGGACAAGCCCAAAGACCCGTGGAACCGTGCCGAGGTTTGGGAAATATGGGACAAGAGAACCAAGAAAGTTTATTGGTTCAGCCCGGGCTGTGATTTCTTACTTGATGAGCGCGAAGACCCATTGGGCCTGTCGGCATTCTTTCCCTGCCCCCCTGCTCTTTTTGCCAACGCATCCACGACCGAGTTGATTCCGCGCTCTGATTACATCATGTCGCAGGATCAGTTCGAGCAACTAGACGAGATAAACACCCGAGTAACGTGGTTAACACGCGCAATGAAGGTTGTTGGCGTCTACGACAAGTCGGCAGAGGGTGTTCAGCGCATGCTGTCGCAAGGCGTTGAAAACCAACTCATTCCTGTGGATAACTGGGCGATGTTTGCCGAGTCGGGAGGACTGAAGCAAAAGGTTGACTGGATGCCGGTCTCTGAGGTTGCTTCGGTGATTGAGAGATTGGTCAATTTACGCGAGCAGGTGAAGGCACAAATCTACGAGGTGTTGGGCATTTCAGACATTATGCGTGGTTCGACCAAGGCCTCTGAGACAGCTGCAGCGCAACAAATCAAGGCTCAGTTTGGGTCAACCCGGATTCAGTTAAAACAGTTCTACATAGCCAAATTTGTACAGGCCGGCATGAGCATTAAGGCCGAGATCATTGAGCGTCATTTTCAGCCCGAGACCATTGCCAAGATGTCCAACATTATGGCTACCCCTGACGCTGAATTTGCGCAGGAAGCTATACGGTTATTAAAGACCCCAGATGAGTCGCAGTACCGGGTCTTAATTCAGGCCGACACCTTGGCTTACATCGACCGCAAGGCCGAGAACGACGT